TTTGTGGGTTAAATGCTACACCTTGTTGCATTGCTGCTTTTGCACTTAGTCCACCAGCATCACCAGTTATACCTTCAATAGCTTTTAAACTCATAACAGTTGCATCAGCTGTTTCCATACCAGCCAAAGCATCTTTGGATTTATTTAAATTAGCTTTTACAGTATTAGCAGCATTTAATGCCCCTAAATCTATACCAGTATATGAAGCTCCATCTTTGACAGCAAAGCTTGAAGGAATAAACATATGGATTCGATCTATCTCTGTTGGGTCTGGTTTATGCTCACCAGTTAAAGAAAACCCAATGTGTGGTTTTCCGTTATCCACATCCCTGCGTAATGATCTTGGAAAAGTTAATATTGAAGCCATATAAATACCTGTATAAAATTATTAATTATAGGTTTATTTATATGAGTTACAAAGGCAAATACACAATTAAAAACAAATCTAAATATGCAGGAGATTCTAGTAAGGTTGTATATAGATCTTTATGGGAAAGACAGGCATTTAGATGGTGTGAAGATAACCCAAACATTCGATTTTGGAATAGTGAAGAAGTAGTTATACCTTATAAGTATCAGGTCGATGGAAGATTACATAGGTATTATGTTGATTTATTAATAGAAATGAAGAATGGTGATGTATATCTTGTTGAAATTAAACCTAAAAAAGATACAGTTCCACCTAAAAACAAAAGAAAAACAAAGAAACATCTAAGAGAAGTAACAACATTTATTAAAAATACAGATAAATGGAATGCTGCTAATCAATTTGCCGAAAAGAAAGGGTGGAAGTTCCAAGTATGGACAGAAGATACTTTAAAGAATTTAGGGATCAAACTACTGACTGGAAAGCATAAATAGTACTATGGCAAGTTTATTTGATACTTTACAAGCTCAAGCGTTCCGTGCAGGTGTCACGGCTAGAACGAATGCTAGTAAAAAATGGTTTCAAGCTAACGTTAAGAAATTAGGAACAGTAAATCGTACATCTCTTTTAAAAGATGACGCATTAGAACCTACCGCTAGAAACATTGCTGGTAATATGTACATGTATTTTTACGATCCAAAATATAAAGATACATTACCTTATTACGATAGGTTTCCATTAACTATAATGGTTGAACCTGCAAAAGGTGGATTCTATGGATTAAATTTACATTATCTAAAGCCAACAATACGTGCGGCATTCTTAGACGAACTAATGAAAACAGCGCCACAAAAGATTACAGATAAGAGTAGAATTAGGGCAAGATATAAATTGTTAGCAAGTAGTAAAAAGTATAAAGAGTTTAAACCTTGTTTTAAACATTATTTAACAGAACATATTAAATCTAAATTAGTTAGAGTACCTATGTCTGAATGGGAAGTAGCTATATTCTTACCGACAGAACAATTTAAGAAGAAAGGTAAAGCTGCAGTTTGGGCTGATTCAAATAAAATAGCCAGGAGCTAAGAATGAATATAGATAACTTAAAATCAACAATAGCAAAGAAAGGTGGATTAGCTCCGTCAAATAGATTCAATGTTATATTTGCACCACCAGACGTTTCTTTAATTAATCTAGATGTAGAAAATATAATCGGGTCAGTTATTTCAGGTAACTTTAATGCTGCTAATTTATTAAACGATCCAAGAGATATATCCATACTCTGTAAATCAGTTACATTACCAGGAAGAACACTTTCTACATTCGAACATGACCACGACAGACAACAAAACAAATACCCATATACATTTATTGATGAGGATGTAACAATGACATTCCATCTAACAAATGATTATTATATGAGAAATATGCTTGAGCAATGGCAGTCAGGCATATTTAATACCGAATCATATATCTCAGGATTTAAAAATGATTATTCTGTAGATGTGATAATCCAGCAATTGAACCAGAAGAACATTCCGGTTTATGGAGTTAAGTTAGAAAAAGCTTATCCAGTTTCTTATGAATCGATAAGTTTAGATAACAGCTCAGAAAATGCTGTAAATGAAATGAGCGTAACTTTTGCTTACAATAAATTTGTACCAGAAGGACCATTAAGTTCTACTGGCTCAGCAATAAGAAGCGCAATTGATAGTATACTATAGGAGATAAAATATTATGGCTTTGCCAGTAGTGAAAGGTTCTCGTTATACGACAATATTACCGTCGACCGGAGCCGAAATTGAATACAGACCTTATAATGTAGGGGAAGAAAAGCTATTAATGGTAGCTTTAGAATCGAAAGATCAAAAGATGATTATTCGAACATTGAAAGATGTTATGGAAGGATGCATATTTGATAAAGTAGATTTTAGTAAGTTTACCGTTTTTGATTTTGAAAAATTATTCTTAGCTTTACGTGCTAAGTCTGTAGGTGAGATCGTTGATTTAGAACTTAAGTGTCAGGATACAGAGTGCAATTCAGTAACTCCAGTATCTGTAAACTTAGAAGAAATAAATCTTTCAGATCTTCCAGAAAGTAACACTATTATCATAGATAATGATATAGGCGTTACGCTTAGATATCCTGGAATTCAGGATGTAGAAAAATATGATGAAGAGCATCTTCAGAAACCTGAAGGAGCATTTGATATGGTTATTGATTGTATTGATACAATATTTGATGAAGAAGGTGTTTATAATTGTAAAGATGAACCAAGAGAATCGGTTGAAGGATTTCTGAATAATTTAAGTTCAGCACAATTCAAAAAGATTTCTTCTTATTTTGAAAAGATACCAACTTTAACTCACGATATAGAGTATAAATGTATTAAGTGTGGTAAAGAAAACGAAATAGAACTAAAAGGTCTACAAAGTTTTTTTACCTAGGCCTCTCGCATGATAGCCTTATAAATCATTATAGGACTAATTTTGCTTTGATGCAACACCACGGTTATTCGTTAACCGAACTTGAGGGTATGGTGCCATGGGAGAGGGAGATTTACATAGCTCTCCTGCAGGATCATATCCAGAAGGAGAACGAAAGGTTGCAACAACAACAAGCAAAAATGAGGAAATAGAAATGAATCAACCAAGTGGACAATTTCAAGGAGACATGGATAGGAATGAGGTCGAAATTGATCTTAAAAAGTTCATGGCCATGGTTAGTGAAATAGGTGAATTGAAACAAGAAATCTTTGAGCTAACTACAAACGATAGAAAAAACCCATGGCAAAAATGGGTGTTTGCAGCTAAGACATTAGACGCATGGAGAATTATACCAAGAGCATTCTTGGGTATTTACATGTATCTTTTATATTACGCTACATTCTGGTTTATGGAACTACCAGAACCAACATTAGAACAATCTGGTCTTATCAGTATCTTAGTAGGTGCAGGTGCGGCATGGTTTGGTCTATATGTAAATTCAGCAGCTAAAGAACACGGGGATAGTAATCCTAACTAAGAGAAAATAAATGGCAGACGACGATAAAAAGAATCCGGCACCACAAAAGCCTATAGAAAAAAGAAAGGAAAAGAAACCATCAGTTGATCCTACTATAGGAAATATTGATAAAGGTGTACAAGATGCAAATAAAAACTTGGATGCTCTTATTCAAAGAAGTGGACAGGTTTCTAATAGAGCGGAACAAAGAGCGGATTTATTATTACAGGCTGCCGATGCCCAGAAGAAAATAGACGAATTAGCTGAAAATGGTAGAGCTGAAGATGCTGCAGAAATGCAGAAAGCATTAGATGAAACAGCTAAATTATTAAAAGGTTCTAAAAATGATATAGCCATAGGAAATAGATTAGCTGAATTAGCTACTATAAACTCTGATACTTCTTCTTTGATAGAGAAATATGGTTCAAAAGAAGAACAAGCTACAAAAGAAAACCTCGCGGGTCTACAGAATGTCATTAAAAGAATTGAAAAACAAACTGCACTCACAGAAGGTGATACATTAAACAAAGATTTAGGTAATCAACTTAAGAAATTAGGTGGAAGATTTGGACAATTCTCTACAATGCAAACAAAGGCTTTACAAAAAGCCTACGATGAAGCCCAGAAGAACTTAGCTCTTCCGATGAATGAGAAGAATAAGGAATTAATATTAGCGGCTCGAGAGCAGATCGAAGAAATAAAAAAGGGTGCAGAATCAGAAGAGAATCGTAGAGAAGCTCAGAAGTTAAACGAAGAAGCTAATTCTAGGTTATTACAGATTGCTAATAGTATGGAAAGCTTTGGTGATAAACTGGATTCTGGTATAAGCGGTGCAGCTAAAGGAGTTGGATTTATAGCAGCATTAACAGGTTTAGCTTTACTCTTTGTCGATCCAGAAAAATTTAATGAGATTATGACAACTGCTATTGAGAAAATTGGAGCTGTTATAAATTACTTTTCTGCATTATTCAACGGAGAATCTCAAGAAGCAGCATATCTTTTCGAACAAAATGCAGGGTTATTTACCTCTTTAATTGGCGGTATTCTATTATTATTCTCTGGAAAGATTATTAAATTCTTAGGTACAGCATTAAAAGCAGCAAGAGTATTCAGAATCTTTATGATAGGTACATTTATACCCACTATCGTAGGAGCATTAACTACCTTAGGAACAGCGATGGGATTTGCAGTAGGTGGTTTAGGTGTAGTCCTAGCTCCAGCATTATTAATTGTAGCTCTTATAGGTGGATTATATCTTGGATTTAAAAAATTACAAGACTCGTTAGGACCAGGCGCAGGTATAATCGACACACTCAAAGTTGCATTTTTATATTTTGTAGACTTCTTAGCAATGCTCGTAAATGGTATTACCTTTATACCAAGAAAGATAATTGGACTGTTAGGTCCAAGATTAGCTAAATGGCTTATGGGTGATGATTTCGATACCTCAGTAATCGATAGCTTAGCTGCTGGTTTAGATACCGGAAGAGGGGCAAGAGCAGCTGAAGAAATAAGAAAGAAAAATGAAGAACAAGCTGCATATAATGAAGCAAGAGATTCTGGTATGTCTAAAGAAGAAGCTCAACTAGCTTCAATGGAAGGTATGTCAGAAGAGGATATTATGGCAGCTATAGAGAAAAAGACTACTGTTGATGGTGCACAAATATCACAAAGCTCTGCAGACTTACAGGCTGATCAGGCAACAACAGCAAGCAATGTAAGTGTTTCAACCGTTACATCATCTCCTACAACAACAAACAATCAGGTAATTCAATCGAATGTTACCCATATGCTACCTTCTGCAGCTTCAGCAGTACTAGGTGGTGCTTCCAGTAGATAAAAAAAAGGCCAAGAATCCTATAGGACCTTGACCTTTTCCGACCTGTAGTATTGAATACGTTAGATTGTACTACAGACCAACTAGCTTAACTCTCGTTCGCTAATTTGTTAAAGTAGCTTAAAGTATCATCTTCATCCGAAGAAGATTCTGATTCCTCAGCGGGTAATGATGGCTCGGCAACTGATGCACCGACATTAAGATTAGATGTAGCCTCCATCGTAGGAACAGGCGCAGTGGACATTGCTGCCATATCCGCACTGATCCCAGCATCGACTCCCAATACTCTATTAAGCTTAGCTTTAAGTTCATCATAACTTTTGTATTGTTTTGGATCTGTGAACTCACTTAATGAATATAGTTTCCCATAAACATCTTGTAATTGAGCTTCATCTCCATCATACAAAGGAGCAGGGGCTGAGAATTCTGATTTATCATAATTAACCCATCCGTCGACTTTTCTAATTTTAATTTTAAAGTCTGCACCTTCCCAGAAGTCATATGGATTTACAGGTGATTCATCGGCGTATTGTGGTTGCATAGCATCCATAATTTTGTCGAAGATTCTTTTACCAAATTGGTAAAGTTTTACCTGCCCATTATTCTGTGGGTTTTCAGGATCGTTAATTACGAGAATGTTGGAAACATAATGTAACCTTCTTTTTCTTTCTCTCGCCAAAGCTTTATCCTCGTCTCTACCAGTATTCCAAAGAACCGTATTCGACTCTGATACAGGATCAGGTTGATTTATAGAGGTTAAAGATTTTTCAATATACCATTGACCGTTAGGACCTTTGAATCCGTGGTCCCAGTATCTTACCCAAGGAAGATCTTCACCTTCTTTGGCAGGTAAGAATCTGATTACCGCGTAACCGTTTCCTGCTTTATCTCTGGTAGGTTTCCAAAGTCTGTTATCTTCATAAGAAGAGTTTTCAGCTTTTGGGGTGGATACAGCTTCTGCTGCTTTTACGAGTTTGTCGATAGACGAGCCTCGTGCGCTCTTTAAGTTTTCAAATGACATTTTTATTCTCCATGTACACTGTATTAATTGAATTATCCACTTTATTCATAATATAATGAGTATATTATACCACACTCCTATGGTTTTGTAAACCCTTTTTTGATTATGTCTATACATTTAATCTTATTAAAGTCTACAAAAGGTTTATATTTCATAATCTTTCTAGAGATATCTGGCCAAATAATTGTCTCAGTTATCTTCTTTCCTTCACGGTCCATAAACCCTAATATTGAATCCAGAATAACAACAGTCTCTAAACTAATCTCTTCTCTCATCAATAATTTTATTATCAATGGATGGGTTTGTTTTGCTTCAAAGAAACTATCAAACTCTTTATCCATATCAACAAGTTTATTTATATCTTTTTGAAACTCACGATGTATCGATTCGCGAATTTTCATATGTTCTTTAAAGTTAGTTTCACCACCTTCATTTAACATATCACCAACATAGCTTACTCCATTCTTAAAGTTTGCTATATAATATTGTAATAATTTATCATCATAGTTCTTAGCTAACTTGGCAAAGAAGTATTTATCTTTCCTTGCAAAGAACGATTTAGATGATACGTTGGATTTAAAATTATACTTAACTGCATCATAGCTATCTTGTTCGAAATGCAACTTAAGTGCATTGTACATACTATATGCATCAAAGGGTTGCATCATACTGGTAATGTGTTACCCTTCTTTTGTTTAATTAAGTTTAATCCTTGTGCTTCTGCAGTAACTTTTTCTTTTAGAGAATCACTAAGCAATTTCTTTATGTTTCCATAATCCATTCCTCTTTTCTCTATGATATAGTTCATTGCATCGATATATGACATATTGTTTTTAGCAACCAGAGTTTCTACTCCTGCGCTAAACCTTTTCTTAGTCATAATCTTTTCTTCTAATATATCCATTATATTACTCTCATTAAAATACAGTCCTTATTAATTCGGCCTGTTGGTTCATAAATCTTTGTTGTTAATCCTTTCCAAACTTTCTTTATCTGGAATTCTGTTTTGTTTAGTATCTGCGGAAGTATCTCATCTGGCTTTCTAAGTTTAGTTACTTTACTTAGTTTAGGATCAAAGTTCTTTAATGTAGATCCAACAACTTCAAAACCAGCACCATTGTCTGTAAAAAATTCTGTTAGTTTACCTTGTTTGGTATTATAAATCCATAGTTTAGTCTTACCTGGTATTAATACAGGATCGATAGATGTTAGTTTAGAGTTAAGATCTTCTTTCATATAGTTTAACTTAGATACTTGCTTATCGTTGCTCTTAGGCACACGTACACGCGCCTTACGCGTCGCTTTAAAGCTATCTTTAAGTTTATCTAGGTCAGAAAAGATAGATTCGTATACGTTGAGCATTTTCTTCTTATTGCCTTTTGTTACATGACTATATGCTTCTACACAATCGGGACATGTTTTATCATAAGCTTCTTTTAATTCTAAATAACCTGATTCTATCATACTATGAAAGATAGGAATAGCGTTACCTTTTAATCCAAAGTTTTTAAATAAAGAGAATGCTGGGAAATCTACTTTAAAATTACCGTCCATCCATTCATCAACCACTGAGGTATCAAACTCTGCATATATTGTATCTAATACTTTTGCTCTAGTTCTTTCCTGTATACTAGGCATTTTAGGTTTTTCTTTTACTGCTTCTATTCTTTGCTCTTCTAATAGTGAAGCTTCTTCGAATAAATCTGATGCTATCTGTGCTGTACTTTCGATTAGAGCTGCTGAAAATTTATATCCTCTTGACCATACAATAGCCATATTTCCAATTCGTCTAATCTTCCAATCAGGTAAACGTAAAAAGATTTTAATCTTATCATCATCCCAGCCTTCGACATCTTTTAGGTAATCTACAGCAAAAGGAACATAATCTTTATTATCATAAAAATAATTATACCATCTTGTGGCACTAGACCATATTGGTCCTACTTTTCCATCTTTCTGTTCTAATGCTATAGCATCTTGGTCTTCATCTGTGAATAAAGGTTCAGGACCCATCATTTTAGCATCGAGTGAAACCCGATCCTTTCTCATTGCTATACGTTTTTTGTTTATCTTTTTAAGTGCCATAATTTTAAGGTGGGGCAGAGGTCACGTTCTGAATGATAAGGAGTTAAAGATTGTGACGTACCCCGAAATTGTTTATCTCCTCATCCTTGCTATATCTTTAGCATGTTCCTTATCGGATTCGAAGATTGGTACTGCATTTGATTTATGCATTGTAGCAATACCAACTAATTTTCTTTCTCCTGTATATTGGAGCGGTTCTTTTCTACCCATAGAAGGTTTTACTTTAGAGATTCTTTCTAAGAATTCTTTCTTTTCTTGTTCTCTACGTTCAGCAGCTTCTAATGCTGCTTTTGCCCTAATCGGATCGATCTTCATAGGTACGAATTTAGGCCTTTGTTTTTTGACTGGATTAGCCGCGTGATTCTTTCTTCTTTTTCCAGTTGGTCCATATCTAAGTGAACCCATGTAAAAACTTGTTGTGCTCATAATATATATTATACCATAATTTCTAAGAGATGTAAACCCCTAAGTATTCCTAACGTATTCATCAACTAGCGATTGTCCTCTTAGTTGAGTACCCATAATAACGACTCCACCGTCTGCACATGTTCTACGAACAGATCCATCGTTATACATTACGTCCATAACAGTTTTTCCATCCTCTGTATCTTGAGGTCTGTCATCATAGTACATTGAGTTTAATGAATGTGCATGTAAAGCTTTTACACCTTTTGCCCATTCTTCAGCTTCTATTTTAAGTCTTTGCTGTTCGACTCTATCATCATATTGCGTCATTTTCTAACTTTGCCTCCACATATTGTCTGACTGCTTTTAAGTGATACCAAGCTGCATTATAAGTTTGCATTGAACCATCTTTCCATGTAACGATCCATCTTGGTATACCACCAGGTGATTTGTCTCTATGTATTTGACATTCACCATAATTAAATAATACTTCTCTCATTAGTAATCTCCATCTGCCGATCTATTGGCATTGTAAGCATCCATATAAGAACTATTTTCTATATATGAAGAAACTTCTTTATCAGAGTAATACATATTCTCTGGTGAAAAACATTCTAAAGAGCTAGCAGTTTGTTTGCCAGCTTTTTTGACTTGCTTAGTTAACTTCTTATGAAGTTTCATTTCTTCTTTGATTTTAGCTTTACGCTCGTCGAGCTTACGAATTGTTTCTTGGAATTCTAGTTCTTCGACTGTTGTGTTTAGTTTTTTGGCTTTGGCTTTGAGTGCCGCTTTTTTGATTAGATCTAATCTATTCATATTAACTCCTTATTAATATTATTTATGGGGTGTATTATACCGTATTTTACGATGCTTGTAAACCCCTAATTTCATTTAATTTCAAAATAACTTCCTCATTGGTGAGATGACCTATAACATCACTTGTAATAGGTGTAGAATAACAAAGATCACCCGCTCTGTCTAAGACTGCGAGCTCCCAAAGGCCCTTTGCAAATCCGTAAGATCCCCTATGACGGATAACGGAAGCACCATATCCATTAGGAAATTTATAAACTTTTTGTATACCACCGTAATGGTCATTTGTCTCTACCAAATACTCGGAAATATCCATTAAAGTATTTCTCCTTCTAATAAATTTTTATCTGAGAAACCACCACCGAACGGGGCAGATTCTAACCTAGTAACACAACATTGATTGTCGTATCTTTTTCTTTGTACTCCTTGCACATATCCTGCGAGTGACTTTGCAGCCTTCTCGTCTTTAGCATATATGTAGGATTCAGTTGTTATTAAATATCTTTCCATTTCTTCTCCTTATCTCTCGTAGATATAAACGTCCATATGAGTGGCATGCCTAAGGGGAAGAGACTGATCATATCCCCTATCACGCCTACCATCGGCACGAGCATTAACAGTTCTAGGACCACGTCCTTGACACTTAACATAGAACTGACGATACGGACTCCCATACCCGTCTTTCTGCTGACGGGAACCATACCTATAATGTCTTAATTCTTTATTCATTATTTTAACTGCTTTACGAATATTTTCTAATTCCAGCATATCACCTGCACTTTGAGTGTGTGCAGTAAACACGTAATTTTTAGAGTCTCTCATTATACTACCTCCACTTGGCCGCATGTATCGAACCAGTTTTTAAGTTCTGCCTCACCATCGCAAATATCGCCATCACGCATTAGGTAAGATGCAGAAAAATCTTTTCTTTCACTTTCTGGCATCATAGTCCAAGACTCAGTCTTTTCTAAGATCTCAGATCTCATCCAACCATCTTCACGGTTATCAATAACCCTAAGAGCAATAGGTTGTTCAGAATCAATGTTAATCTGGATTGGTGATTCCCAATCTTCACAGACCTTTTCTGTGCTAGGAACAACAGAATAATCCAGGATATATTCCTTGGATCCGTAGTTAGAGTACTCGATAAGTTCTCTAAGTTGATTAACAACTTCCTGCGTAACAGCAGGAGCTTTAAAGTTAGGAACTACGTAAGTAGAACCACCTTTGAATTTCCAATATTGCGGACATTCGCCTTTGCCATCCCAGTCGTGGGCACCGTAATTTTCTTTATACTGGGTGTGAATAACTAATTTGTTCATATTTAACTCCTTATTTTTAAATATTATAGGTGTATTATACCGTATTTTGGGTCCTTTGTAAACCCCTTTTTCGTCACAATTTCGTAACAATTCGTAACAAAAGGCAATTAAAAATTACCCTTTGCTACTTGAACACATACGAGACCTCTTCGTCTCCACATAGCTACGACCTGATCTCTATCATCGAATACCATATCTGGTTTCCAATCGTTAGCTATTAAAGCATCCAAAACTTCTTCTTTGAACATATCATCTGATCTAAAGTCACCATCTGGTCTTAAGAAAAGATGTTGGAAGTTTACCCCAGCTGCTTTCAATTGAGCCTCAGTAACTTCTCTGTGTCTTTCGTTTCTAGCTGAAACAACTACTATTTCGTGTCCGTGATCGTCCATAGCTAATGCTATATCTACGACAGGTTGGTTTGGAGTATCACCCTCCATAACCTTTGGGTCCATAAAGCTTTCCCAATCTTTTGAAGGTCCAGATACGAAATGTCTTCTGTGTTCGACATCCATTAAAGTTCCATCTACATCAAATATTAATTTCATTATACTCTCCTTTCGGCTAATCTTCTTTTAATTTCGTCTCTAGCTTTTTGCTTGTGTTCTGCGTTTAGCTGTCTTTTTCTTTTTTCTGTTAAAGGAAATTGAATTACATTTTTCATTATGATACCACCTTGATAATAATTGGTAAAATAAATAATAAACATGCTTGTAGAAAGTCTGTATCTAAAAGGCCGTGTTTTTGTAATGTTTTCATATTTAACTCCTTATTTTTAAATATTATGGGTGTATTATACCGTAAAAAAAGGGGTTTGTAAACCCCTAATTTGAAAAGTTCACGAAATTGTGACGTTACCAACAGGATTTGTTGATAGTGAATAGATTATTAATGATTGCTACCTGTAGCGCGAGGTTAACCATTTCTAGTTGTGGATCAGAGAAATTTTGTTCAATTGTAGGACTTAAGATTGCTTTATGTAAAATCAGTTGATAATTTTCTGGTCTTTCATTTAGGAAAATATTACCTTCTTTTATATTTGGTGAACAACTTAATCCATAGATTGTTGTTATTAAATCAATAGTATTTAAAATATAAAATTGTCTTTTAGTCTGAGTTGTTGGTTCTACCGATACATGTATAAATCGTAACGGCCTCTGATTTGCCTTTAACATTGATTCGGTCGACTTTCGTAAATGCTCCGTCCGTACATTTTCTATAAGTGAATTCTGATAGCAGCAAGTCCACCCCATCATAATTTCTTGTTTGTCCCTCGAGTCTAGCGCCGAGATTGACGGCATCTCCAATGACGGAATAGTCAAATCGAGATTCTGATCCCATGTTTCCGACAATGCAGTCACCGGTATTGATACCAATACCAACACCAATGCTTGGCAAACCTTTATCTTCCAGTTCTTTTTGTAGTGCTTTTCCCGCATCAAGTATTTCCATCGCGGTGGTTACCGCCTTATTTGCATGATCTGGACAATCGAGTGGGGCGTTCCAGAAAGCCATTATACAATCCCCCATATACTTATCTATAGTACCGCCATTTCTAAGTATAATTTTAGTCATAGTATCTAAATAATAGTTAATTAATTCAACTAATCCTTCTGGATCGTCTTGTTCTTTATATGCTTCACTAATAGGAGTAAACCCAATTATATCCATGAACATAAATGTCATCTCTTTACGCTCACCACCTAATACCATTAGTTCTGGATTCTTCACTAATTGATTTACTAGATCAGGAGATAAGTATGTACTGAATTGTCCTTTTATCTGCTGACGTAGTTTAAACTGGATGTAAAAATTATTGAACGCGCTTGAAGCGAAAGAAAGTATATATACTATTATAGAATAGGATAGATCAAGGAGTATCCCACTTGAGGTCCAGAAGTACCAGACTAAAGCACCGTAGGCAGAGACAACGCCGAAGAAGGCTACAGCACCAACCCACACAGAAAGGTAGTATATCGATGTCACAATCATCAATGACCCAACTATCATTAAACCTAACTCTAGAAGATCAGCCCATTGAGGACGAGATATGCTTGTCCCATCCATTATTGTTTGAAGAGCAGAAGCCTGAAGTTGATGAGCAGAAAACAAACCTTGAGGAGTGGGTATTTGAGAAGCAAGGCCACTTGCTGTTAGACCGACCAGGACTGTTTGACCTTCCAGATTAGGTAATACATCTTTTCCATATTCATATTCAGTATGGGTATAATTAGTATTTAACCATATAGAACTATTATAATCTGTTTTAATAGGATCGTATGGTGGAATCATTACATCTTTTATACCATCATAGTCGGCTTTTAAGCTATATGACTTTTTATCTTGTAACACTCTTATGATTTCTAAAGGCATTGATGGATATAACTGTCCGTTTATTTGGGACAATAAAGGAATACGTCTTGTTATATTATCTACTTCTTTACCAGCATTTATTAATCCCACACCCCATGCAGCTTCTTCTAGTGGTTGTATATTAGTAACTAAACCTTTATATTTAGGAACAAAGTCGTACGCGTCGCCCTCGCCGAGCGTGGCCGTACCCACGTACGGAGCCGTGTCCGAGCGCCCGCGAGAAGATGCATCTTGTGCTAATATAATACCATTATTGTTTACCCAAGAAATAAATACCTCATCACCACCAAACCTATCTGCCTCTGGAAACATAATAGTAAATGCTATCATCCCAGCATTTGCATTTCTTAAGTCAGATATTAATTGTGCGTAGGTATGTCTTGGAAAGGGATATTGTCCATAGACAGATAATGTTTCTTCCCCGAGTGATAGTAGAACAACATCGGATTCCTTGTCGGGTAAGCTCTTAATATATTGATCGAATGTGTTTAATCTTATTTGTTCTACTATGTCTGGATCAGCTATTCTGATTCCTAAAAGTGCTATACAAAGTGCTATACTTGTCCATATTGTTGTTAGGTATTTCATAAAAGTGTTATACTATGCAATACTAGCTAAATTTCTTTTGTATGTATTTAAATATGCTATATATCGTTAAACCATAGAATGCTAAAACACTCATTGGTAATGCTATATATGCTAATTCCCATGGGGATAAAAATAGAATCTCCCACGTAAAATTAATTGCTGCTTGTGCATCACCTAATTCTTCAGGCATGATAATTTCATTCTCTTCAAATAAATCTACTATATCATCCCATTCTTCTTCTGTAAGACATTCATAATATTCTTCTGGACATTCTGTCATTTTAATTTCCTTGTGTTACTGATACTGAACAACCACCTACTGTCAGACAATTTTGTGTAAGTGAATAACTTTGATTTGTGTTTCCTCTTTGCAGTAAATCTAAATCTGTTGGATATGATCCAGACAAAGTAATAGTTGCGGTATGTGCACCGTTATCTCTTTGGTTAATATAAACATCATTACCATCATTTCCGCTATTGATTTGAAGTGTTAGGGTTTTATTTCCATTCTGTGCTTGTCTAGCAAATACGTCATTTGAATCTGAATATATTTTTACGGTCATAGAATGGGATATAGTACTCGTATCCATCTTTTGGCTTCCAATAAATTTATTTGAATCACCGTGGATATCCAATAGAACAAAGTTTCCACCAGGTTCATTACCATCATAATTCCATGTTGGACTCCAATTAGAAGTATCATTTAAAGAATAACCTTGGCCAAACTTAACTATGTTATTATCACCCCAAACATGGAATTGAAAATCGTTATCATTACAGTTAGCTCCAGCAGAACATTTTTGTCTAACATCTATGTTATTCGAAGCACCATCTAAATCACCACCCCAACTAAAACCAGAACCCCATGCATCTGAATATCCAAAATAGTTCTCACTTCCGAATTGTAAAAGGTTTAATGTATTCGAATTATGATCGAAAGAGAATCTTGCTAAGTTAGCATTTCCAACTTGTTCAATAGACAGGTTGAAATTATCAGAAGAACTAACCTGATCTATATTTACATGGTTGTGCTCATCACCCGCCTTGACGTATGATGATAACGATAGACTGACCATCGCCAACAGTAATAAGGTTTTCTTTACCTTCATTCTCGCTCCTTAATGTTGTATTACTATCTATAGGAATTTTAACTGATATAATACCATTTACTTCTCTATAAAACCATATTTGACCCATACCCTGATCTATAATAGTATTATATTGGGTATCTTTATCAAACCCCAAAACAGTACCTTGAATATCAGCTGTACCTGATCCTGCAGACTGAGATGCTTGAGTACTACGTTTTAATATATTAACTTCTTCAATCGCGACTAAAACATCTTGTAAAAAATCTACATCCAATAAATCCATATCAAGTTCGGTATATTCTAAATCTTCTTCTTCCCATTCTTCTTTTAATAAATCCTGGTCGAGTTCATTAAAGTCTAATAAAGAATTACCTCTATCTGCAGATTTGCTTTCTTCTTCTACCACTTCTTTTATTTCTTGAGGTGGTGCTACGATAAACATATTGTCTATCATATTTAAATTTATATTATCTAAAACTACGGGTTGTGTAGGTATTTTATCAAAGCTTGATACCATTGTTGCTTGGTATGCTTCGGTCAGTGATACCGTACCACCTTCATTTGTTACTGTGATAGCTCCAGATGGTGAACAATCTCCATCTATTGTACATTCTGTTTCTGGAAGAAGTATAACTAAACTTCGACCTAACTCATCCACAGTAGTAGTAAAATCTGTTCCCCTAACTGCAATAGTAGCTGTAGGAGTTGTTATTACTATATTCTCTTTTGGTACTAATCCTAATCCACCTGTAGCAAATCTTGCTGTACCAGATACAAACTTCATACCAAGAGAATTATTCTTAGTATCATTAGGATCAAAATAATATTTAGTTAGTACAACTTCTGTATGTTCTACTAATCTTAATACTGTATCATCTAAGAAAGTTAATTTAATACGACCTTTGGCCGTTTCAATAGCATCCATTTGCTGGACACCTAATCCAAGTTCAGTGGTAAAACTCTCACCTTCGCGAGTTATTCCACCACTGCCCTTGTGTTCTGTTATATCGCCAATATCATTTGCAAAAGTAAAAGAACTAAAGACTAGTAGACTAGTCGCCAGTATCTTTTTGCTTAATGTCAATGACTGCATTTTCTGAATCAAAGTCTGCATTTATAACACCATAACATCCAGTTGTGCCTGTTGGGCATGTTCCGGAGGATTGTATTATATCAATGTCGCCGTTTGAACCTATATATTCCATAGTAAGGGAATTATAAGCACCATCTGACATTGATGTAACAAAGTTATTAGAACTTCCAATAACGTCTACGTTCCAAGTTGCATCATCGTTTTCTATGTCGATGTTCCAAACATTAGAACCACCAGTGATGTCTAAATCGAAATCCAATCTTTCGGATGAAGCTGAATAACCCCAATCTATATCGAAAGTGTTTGAACTTCCAGTGATGTCAACATCTAATACTGATGAATCAGCACTTCCACCATAACCTACGTTCCAATCCCAGATATTACTACTACCAGTAAATTTTAAATCTACATCAGTACTATCAAAAAGAGTTGGACCAAAGACTTGGTTCAAGTTACCAATCATATCAATATCCATTGTTACGGTATTACCGGTTAACACCCAATCACTAGCACACGCTCCAGAGCTGATGGATCCACAAATCTTATTACCATAACCTATTTGGTCAATGTATAATTTAAGTGTATCACCAGATTGGTCAAGCTTGACTTCGTTATCATTTGTTCCGGCAAATAAAACCACAGGGCATAATATAAACAAAAATGCGATATATCTATTTAACATTTTCATCGATTATTTCCTCTATATTGTCAGGGGTAGGAACTTCTTCCGGAATGTCAGATGGTTCAGTATAGACAATTTCAGCATCGTCGATAATTTCCCCAACTTTGCCTTCTATCATTTTGTTTACTGGCCAATTGATTTCCCAGAATCCTCGTTCATCTCCCTGATATATTAATTCCAACACAGCTGCTTCAATAGTTGAGCGAAGCGACCGTGTCACTGATTCGTTCTCTGTCATCCCATCTTCAATCTCTATCAATTGGGTGTCCATATCAACGAATTTAAACACATCATAACCATCTGCGATCGACAGAATAGTTTTTGATGCTTGGACATTAAGCAGAATTTCTCCTGTTAATGTACTCACTGCTCGGAGGGAAACAGTAACTATATCTCTTCGGTATTGTTGTGAGTAACCAATGCCAAGAGTTCTAGCTCCCACTCCTCCTGTCTCAATATTGGTATCGAAACCTATGATACCTCCTTCGAGAATTATTCCAGCGAACAATAATGGAGCAAGACCTGTTTTATCTTCTCCATCAGTGTTATACTGTTCTCTAGTAGTACGAACAATTTGTCGTTCACGAGTTAGGTGATCTAATCCTACTCTTTCTACCACTCTAAACCATGTACCTTCACCGGCACTTTTCAATGCATCAATTAGCATTGTTTCACCACCTTGAGAAACTGCAGTACTAAACATTGCTGCATTTCCTTTTTGTTTTCTTTGTCCAGTTTTATCTGTATATTTGTAGACTGCTACAATAACTGGATTTTCTGGTGATGGTAATTTTCTTAATTCTTCGTGTGTAGGCATTTCAACCACTTCTGGTTTTTCTACACATGCTAGATTTAAATTTGGGTTACAATTCTTTGCATCTAATCCACCAGGTGGTACAATAGAAGCACAGCTACTAACAAGCAGCGCAAGTAATGATATTAAAAATAAATTTCTAACCGATTCCACTTCCTGCTGTCCCCGCTCCTATTGGTATTACTATTTGGGTTTCTGTTCCATCTTCTGCAATAATTGTCATAACAATAACCTGATCCCCTTGGGTACAAGCCCACAGGGAAGCATCACATGTTGTCTTTTGATAGGTAATTGTATTTCCTTCCAGAACAAAACTACCAAATGTTGTTTCTGTACATGTTCCAGCAGCTACTGCCTCTACTGTACAGGTTTCGAATAATTTTTCTACTAGTTGTTTAGATAGTTGTGCGTAAATCCTGCTTTCAAGGTTACGCATAAATTTAGCAAGGGTTGTATTCTCTGCATCTCTTTCGGCCTGTTTTAAAGCTGCTTCTATATCTTTTTTAATAGCATCTCTTCTGGATTTCTCTTGGTTTTCTACAGTTAGATAGTGTGCTGAGGTTCCAATACCCGAAAATGATGGGTTTTTAAATTCATGTACTAATTCGTCGGCATTTACTTTACCCATTAGTAATACTATACCGAAAAAAATACCTGTCAATAGCCAGGGACTTAATCCTGCGTTACTTGGTCTCTTCATGTTTTTGTTTCTCCGCAAGAGCTTCTTTTTCTTCTACGTCTTCTAAGAATTTTTGTCTCTCTCTATATTCAAGTACAACATTTACCTTTTGTTGTAATCGTATCATATCCTGATCAAGCATTCTTACCTGATCAATTAACCTGATAAGTTGCATGTGCATCTTTTCTATTTCAGGTTCTAATTCATTGGAAATAAATTGCCAAACATAATATATAAAATATCCCATTCCAACTGCTAATACAATTGGAAATCCATAATCGTTTATAAGTTGCACTATTGTAGGATCATTACTTATTGCAATCTCGTCCATTAGTCTCTCCTTGCGTCTATTTTACCGTCTTCGATAAAGTTACTAGCTCTAGCAACTCTTTCGATAGGTGGAGTAAGTTCTAATGCGCTACTTACTAATAAATCTATTTTAATCATTTCGTTATTCATAGTATTCACTCTTGTTTCTAGACTTTTGCAAAACATAGTTAGAGTACTAATCGAATCAACCAAACCCCCTAATATCTGTTTTAATATTAGGAATATAAAATAACCCATTAATAATGCACCTGCGACTGGCGCACCTACTTCCATAATTAGTTCAAATATTTCCATATAGCTATTTATATAATTTAGGTCGCTAGAATGAGATACTAACGCCACATCCGCAGGAAGCGGTTTCTTTAGGATTGATTATCTTAAATGATTGGTTTAGACCTTCCTGGACAAAATCGATAATTGCCTCGTCTAAAAGAGGAAGAGAATCCTCATCTATTACTATTTTGAATTTCCCGTAATCTAGGATATGATCAGTTGAATGGACTGTTTCAGCAAAATCAAAAATGTACTTAAAGCCAGTACAACCGCCACCAGTAACACCAACTCGGATAGTATCGTTGCCATCATCCTGCGTTTTGCTAATCGCCTGATTGATCGCAGCATCAGTTAGATCTAACATCTGGAGGGTTGTTATGTTTACGGTGTGCTTGTTTCTTCTCCCAATCTTTAATAGCAGTTTGAATAGTTTCTTCTGCTAATACAGAACAATGGAGTTTAATTGGAGGTAATTCAAGAGCTGCTGCAATTTCTTTATCTTTAATTTGTTTTGCTTGTTCAAGTGTTTTACCTTTAAGCATTTCAACAAACATTGTCGATGAAGCAATTGCACTTCCGCATCCATAGGTTTTAAATTTGACATCGAGTATTTCATCCGTGTCTGGGTTTAGTTTTAGATCCAACTTCATAACATCACCACAGGCTGGTGCGCCTGCTAAACCAGTTACGACATTTGGATCTTTAGGATCGAACCTACCAACACCGTGTTTGGCAGGATTCTTTAGTACATCTTCGAATCGATCTACTACCTTACTTGAGTAAGCCATTTTTAGTTAGCAAATGCTACACTTACCGCTAATGATGTTGCAACGCCTGTCAATGTATCAGTTGGGGCTTTTGCTATATAAGCTATTTCTCCAGCTGCCAATGTAACTGTAGCGATTGTAGTACCACCAGCATTTTTCTGTGTGATAACTTGTACAGATGTTTTGTTATTTAGTACTCTTACTAATTTAGCAAAACCTACGTTAGATGCTGAGCTTAAATTGACTTCAGCTGCATTTAATCTTAGTACTGACATTTTATATTTCCTCTAATCTTGACATTAATCGTTCTGCTCGATTTGTCACTTGTTTATACCATCTGGAATCTCTTCCTTCCGCAGCGGCTGTTTTCCAATCCCCACATTTAAGTGCGGAATTATGTTTTTTAAATTTACTTAACCTTGTTCTACCCATATTGAACATCATGTTAGCTATTACTTGTTTAGCTTCTTCCGGATATCCATCCCAGCCTTCATGTAATATTTTACAGTCGTTTATTACTGTTTCGACATCCTTTTCAAAACATTCCTTAACACGTTCTGCTGAGACTGGAGTGCCGACCGGAGCCCCCAATTCTGGGTCTCCTTCGATGACCAAATGCCCGATCCCAAATGTAGCATAACCAAGGTGGTCATTATATATTTCATTTACTTGTCCTTCATCTATGATTAGTTGTTCCCTTAATTTATTAATATCCAATTTCAATTCCTCTCTGAGTTTTATAGTATTTATAATATTAGTGGACCTCTACCTGCGTATAGTTCAATGAGCTTAGATGCAGAAGTACTGCTATACGTAACACTATCTGAAACAAAGCTAACGGTAAAAGTTATGGTATGTGTCACCATATCATATCCACTATTACTATATCCACCTGAAGTCCATCCCGGTCCTTCTACAAACCATTTAAATGGTACATATCCGCTTGTTGGAATTGTATAATTAGTTCCGGAATCCTTTTTAGCCCTTGAGCTAGTATATGCTATTGAGGTGGAGTTTTGTGTACTCCCTGGCCATCCATGAGGATGATAGGTATAATCTCCATCATTCACATTTGCATAAACTACCTGGTTTACCCCACCAGTAGTATATTTAACATTAATATTTCCAGTATAACCTGTATAATTTATATAAGACGTATAAGTTGTTGCAAAGGCTGAACTGGTTCCTCCATAATAAACACATTCAATCCTACTATTTGTGGTATCGTTTTTAAATGACATCTGACAAAAAGCCTGGGCTGTTGCAAAACTATTATTCGCGACACTATAGGTATTGTGAGTATCCCAGCTACCTAATCCAAAGAAACTATCTAAAGAAGTATGTTCACCATTTCTAAATTCTCCAATAGCAATAGTAGAATTATTACCAGTATTAATACCATCTGCTCCTGCATATGTCGCATCAGGAGCTGCCATACCTCTAACATCTGCATCATTCATACTTACTGAAGTTCCAGATGTTCCACCCACTTTTACGTGGATTTCATCCATGTCAATATTTGCTATATCTAGTCTTGCCATTACTTAACTATATTCGAGATTAACTCTTCGAATTCCTCTACTTTTTCTACCCTATTTGGCCAAAGTATGTATTCTTTCTCGGGGTTCATCTTCAAATTGCTGAGCAATGGTAATATAGCATTATATAGTTTATTTAATTTTTCTTCTGTCTCTTCTACTTTAGATGAAGTTGTCTGGAGTTTAGTAGTTGTTTTTTGTACAGCTTCTAACTCAGATTCATCTACCGCAGTAAAACCAAAATCGAATTTTTCTATATCTATCATGTTCCTAGTGTATCCTCTATATGGTTATATTTATGCTTTCTAGGTATTTGTTTTGACTTATCTTTATGAACTTGTGTGACAGAATGTTTTGGTTGTGCTTTCCTAGCTTTAGCTACAGGTTTAGGCTTACCGAAAATCTTTTCCCAATTATCTGCATATAGTTGATCATTTTGTGAATCACGGCGTCCTGATCCTTTACCGCCATGCCAGTTAGACTTCTTCACCTTTTGGTACCATCACTATCTTTATTCCTCTTCGGACTAATTCATTACGACATTTTTGTTTAATCTTAGGTTTACCGTTTGAACTATTAATGTATTCGAATAGTTCATCTTTATGCATACCTTTCATAAAGAAGTGTTGTGTTGTTATTTTACCTGTTGCTCTATCTCTTATATCTTGAGATGGTTTAAATTTTGTTGGCATCATTTCACCTTTTTAATTTGACCTTTGTCATTCGCTAGCCAAGCTTCAAACTCTATGTCGTTGTAATCATCTTTGAGAGATAATAAAGCTTTTAAATTACTTTTATCATCATCAAATAACCTAATTCTGCTGTATTCGTTTGTGTCTAGGAATTGTTTGAATACTTGTGCTTTAGCTGCAGCACTTGATTTCATACCTAGATTACCTGCACGTATAATATGAGATTTATCAATATCTATTCCATGAGATCTAAATGTATCAAGGAATAGTTTTTTATCATCCATATCTGCTCGAGCAGTTACTATTATTACTTTTGATCCTGACTTAACAGCATTTTTCAGAATCGCTTTAAACTTAGCAATCATCTTGCCAATTGGTACTGCAGTTTGTTGGAATAACTTTGCTGATTTAAATTCACCAAAGTCAAACTCTTCGCCGCGTCCTAGTTTGTAAGTATTAAATTGTTGTGGGGTTAAAACTTTGCCAGAAGGCATAACCTTTACTCTGGCTTTTGTTTTGAACATAGTATCGTCTATATCAAAGATCGTTAAACCTTTGTTCTTAGCTTCTGATATGTATGTTCTAAAATTTTCCATAATAGTGTATTATACCACATTTTGTGCAGTATGTAAACACTATTTATGAGAAATATTTTCTTATCGTTTCGATTTTATCTTCTGCTTCAGCTATTTTTGCAACTTCTGATTCGATTGCTTCTACTAAACCTGGATGTTCACCAATACCTGCTGGATTAGTTTTATAAACTTCCACGTTGGCTACTGCCATTGCAATCTCACCTTCTAGTTTTTTAATTAAAGCTTCACATAAAGGTCCTGTATATCCTGCCATTTTTATACCACGAATTCGTCACCCGGATTCCACGAGCAACCTGTTAAACCTCCAGCTTTAAGTCCTTGTAAAGTTCTTAAAACCTCATCTGCATTTCTTCCCGTATCTAATGCATTAACTGATACGTGTTGGATCTTATCTTCTGGATCAACAATGTATGTTGCTCTTAAAGAAACAAGTGCACCAAAATCTACGATACCTAGTTCATGGGATAATTTTAATCCGCAATCTGCCAATAAAGTATGTCTGATATTTCCGAGAGTATCTGGTAAAGATTCTTTCCAAGCTTTTTTACAAAACTCATTATCTCCACTAAATCCTACCACTTGAGCTTCACCTAATAATTTATCCATTGCAACAATCTCTGTTGGGCAAATAAAAGTAAAGTCTTTAGGATAGAAATAAAATACTCTCCATCCGCTATAGTCCATAGAATTTCTAACAACTAATTCTTCTCCCTCTACTCCATTCATATGGAATGTAGGAAATGATTCGTTTACGCCTATCATTTGTTTTTTCTCCTATTATATTCTGTTATAGTTTCTATTAATTTTTTATCCCAGTTATCTCTATGTTCAATAAAGATCTGAGCACCTTCATCACCAGCAATAGCAACGACTAAATTAGTAATTGGCATGCCAGTTCTTTCTTCCCACATAATAGCATATGCAGAAGCTTGCATAAAATAGTTTTCACACCATTCTTTCTTTTTATATTTCTTGGATGTTTTCCAATCAATAATGCTAAGCTTACCATCCCAAATTCCTACACAGTCTACGGTTCCAGCTAATCCTAAATGCTTAGAAAATAACCGTGCTTCAACTGCATGGATTTTAGTTAGGTTCTGATCTATAATAGGTTGTATATCTTTAAAATTAGATAATGCAATCAAATTATCCTGATCAAATTCTTCTCCCACGATATATTTTTCTATCATATCGTGAACCTTTGTTCCTCGAGTAGCTGCTTGGGTTGATATACGATTAGCTTCTTCGTTGCCAACTCTTTTACGCCAAGCCATTATAGCTTCTTTATTTAAAATCGATAATACGGTAGTAACAGAATAATATCTATTACCTTCTATATCAGTATAATACCTTCCAGATTTTTTAGTGTGCTGTTCTAAATCTGTATTTATTTCTATTGGATCGTATTCTATCATGCTATCATCATGCAATCCATCCAAACTTCACCATCGTGGTGTAGCCATGGTTCACACATCTCCCATTTTTCGTCTGGTGTTCTTTCTTTTGGTGGATCAATTGTTTCTTCTTTTTCACACAAATGAGTTTTATCTTTGTCATTAAAACAAAGTCCAGGTAATATCTCTACTGTAGAGCAGCTAACGCTACCAACTATTATCAACAATAGGCTCAGATTTTTCATAATCGAATCCTCTATTTGTAGCGCAAGGGTCTACGCCTTTCCCAACATATCTGAATCCCTTCTGAACTGTAGAAGGTGCTACGTTATCTAAATATCTATCTACGTACCAACCTCTTTGTTCACAATAAAATTCAATCTCTTCATAAGTTCCGTGACAATATTCTTCGAAGTGTCCTTCTTTATTAAATACTACGGCATATTCTATATGACTTATACTACTCATTATTTCGTGTTTATTAAATGTCTATCTTTAGGAGGCATTCCGGATTGAATTCTTTGTTGAACTTCTTTCCATCCATCTCCTGCTTTTGTTAATACTGAACCATCTTTGTTAGTAATCAAATTATGTTTTGCTGTTGATATAACTTGCTGCATATTAGGATTGTCTTTTTTAAACTGTTCCATTTCAGCTATGGTCATTATATATTCTTTTACTTCACCGGTATCGTTATTTTTAAAATCATACGTTGGCATTTGCTGCCTCCCAATGTTGACCTACCCAGTCTAATTTATTATGCTTTCTTTCATATGCATCTGGATTAAACCAAGAAGGTTGTTTTCGTTTAGTCCATACCATTGGCATATATGCTAATTTAGTATGGTAATAATTCTGATAAGATTCTACTGCACATTCGGTAATACAATCTGGAAATGCTTTCATTGCTAATGCAAATGGAGTAAGCTTTTTCATAGGTATATTATCTGGTAATCTTTCCAAAGGTTTTCTTAGTCTTGTATCTGTTACATGGACTTTATCATATCTATACGTGTATTCGTCGCATAGAGCAACAAAGTGTTTATAATGCCAACGATAATTATGTGCGGACTGTAATGTCCAAGTTGTGCATGGGTGATACATGTGAACGGCTTTATATAAAACATCTTCTCGATCATCTTCGAAAATCCATTTCTTAACCATTGTCTTTCCTGATTTAGATGGACCACGTGTTTCAGTAGCATCTAACATTCGGTGTGCTGTTGATAACATTTGTGCTGATTCTAAAATCATTTTCACAACATGTTTATCGCATTGTTCCTGTGCTGCAATGACAGGATCGTGATTGAGTACAAAAATATTCATAATGTATATTATACCATAGTTTAGGTTATTTGTAAACCTTTATATCAATTCAAAAAATGTTCTAATTAGTAAAGCTAATCCTATTCCGTTTAGCATTATTAAAGCTCTGTCGTTCCATAAGATACTTACCCAAAGCCATAATCCAACTCCAAGCATACTTAATACCACATCAGCAAATGCAAATCCTTCTATACCTCGAATAGATATAGCTGCTAATACAAAAACTGAAGCTATCCATTTTACATACCAATCTAAGGTATATTTTGGAGTAGCGGATTTAAATATCCTATTTGAATTTTTTAATTCTTCTGGCGCTATCTGTTTTTTAACCATGTAATGTCATTACCTCATCGACAAAATTTTCTGCTGCATTTTCTGCATATACTTCAGAGTGCTCGTATAAAGCTCTTTTCTCTACTAGTTTTCCGCCTATATAGAATTCTACGTAGAATCCTTCTAGGTCTTTCCATACTTTAGATTTTCTTTCACCTCTTTGATAGGTGTGTAATTCAATTGCTGTTGTCATCATAATGTGGGTTCGCCCTGTTTTACCAGGGCTTCCCCTGATAAATTAACCTCCTATTGTTTGTAATTCTCTTATCGACTGACTAAGTACTAAAGCCTTTTTATGTGCTTTATAAGATAGTGAGTCTTTACCCTTTTTCTTCAATCGCCTTGTATAGCGAAATGCTTCCCTTTGATCTCTCTTGAGTCGCTCGAGTGTAATCATAATTAATCTCCATGATTGAGTTAAAATTACATAACGAAGAAGTTTATACCATAGGCTATTTCTCCTTTTTCTTTGTTGTTGTTTTCTTAGCAGCTGGCTTTTTAACTGCCTTAACTACTAAGCCCGGAAAAGCTTCATCTACTAAAGCCTTTGTAATCCCTTTTAACTTTCTATCTTTAGCTTCGATTAAAAGATCTGATTCGGTTGGATGCATACTTTCTAATGCACTAATAAAGATACTTTCTCTTCTAGCAGGCTTTGCTTGGTTCGCAATTGGACCTTTGAAAAAGTATTTAAATTGTTTGTGAACTCTAAATAAAGAAGATGGTGAATGTCCTTCTGGAGCATCATCTTTTTGGTAAGGTGGAGCACCTGTTGGTAATACTGATACTACGTCAGCATCAAAGTTAATTCTAAGAATATCTCTTAGAGCTGGATGAGAATTCTGTCTTAGGATCTCAACCTTTTCCTGTTTTGTTTTTGCCTGTCGTACTAATTCTAATACTTCAGGAACTAATTTTTTAGCCATTGTAAAATTCCTCTACACATTCAATCAATTGATTGCATCGTTTATTAATTAAGTAAGTCAATACCTTCATACGTGCTGCTGGTTTTGTCTCGTTAAAAGTATTTATAATGTTTGTTTGGATAGGTTCTGGTATATAATCAAAATCAATTAGTGTTTGATTTCTTTGAAAATTACGATAAACCTCATCCCCCATTAATTCTCTTAAGTCATCTATATTATTTATCCATTCATCGACTCTAGTTTGTCTTAATTGGTTCTGGTGTTGTTCAGATACAAATGTATCATCTGGGGATAAAACATTTGGTATACCATCGCCTGAATCACCACGCATAATATGATTCCATTTATATGTTCTTGGATTATTATCTTGGACTAATTTCTTTTGTATCGGACTAAATTGTTTTACATTATTAAATTTGTGTAATTGTATAAAGTCTTTATCCGAAGATATAATCATAACTGGTTCATGCTGACCAAACTCTTGGGTTTGCTGTGTTAGTGTAGCAATAATATCATCTGCCTCGGTATTATCTAAATGCAATACCTTCCATGGTAAATTTTCTCGTATCTCTTCTCTGATTTCATTTAGTGATGTAAAGATACTGTTCCAGTCTAAGTCAGATGCAGACCTATTCTTTTTACGTGCTGCTTTATATTCTGGAAAGAAATCTTTTCTCCAAGTATTAAATCCATCACATGCCAATACCATTTGACCATATTCATCTCT